TTTAATTGTAACCACTTCTTTATACCCACACTCTGTAGGTACAGTAAATCTATTTTCTTTATTTGCAAAGTGTGTAATAACTTCTTTTGCAATGTTCATGCCTGTAGCGTCTTCAATACCCTCTGTGCCAGGTGATGAATTAACTTCTAACATAAATGGTGGTTGTTTATCTCTGTTTTTACTAGGTATAAAATCAACAGCAGTCCAATAACCACCTACTGCTTTAGAAGCTTTTAAACATTCTTCTATTTCTAATTCTGTTAACTTAATCTTTTCTGGTTTTGAACCTTGTGATACATTTGACCTGAAATCTCCTTCAATAACTGGTCTTTTCATAGCAGCTAAAAACTTACCACCTAAAATATGTACTCTTACATCATATTCTGTTTTAATATATTCTTGTATTAATAGGTCAGCGTCTTCATCTTGTTTATGAATTAATTGTACAATTGAATCTAAACCTTTTGGACTATCAACAAATAATACACCAACACCTTTACTGCCTCTTAAAGTTTTCATAATCAAAGGAAACTTAATACCTGATTCGTCAACTATTTTATTTGCATTTTCGGGGTCATTGATTAACTTGGTCATTGGTTGTGTTAAACCATAATCTGCAAGTCTTAATGCTGTTCTATATTTGTCAGCACACATATTAATTGTAGTTCTAGGATTTACTAATGTTGCATTAGCTCTTTCAAGTATTGACACTAAATCTAACCAACTGTCTTTTCTGGTAATACTACCACGAATAACAGCAACGGTCATTGCACCAACTTCAAAACCTTTATCATCATCTTTGTTATGAAATCTACGAACACCGTCCTCAAAAGTTGTGTAACCGCCTGTTAATTTAAACAAATAGTATGGATATTTTAACTTATCACATTCTTCCTTTAAACGGTCAGCCGTATGAAAAGTCTTTGCTTCTTCAGGTTCATCTGTAATAATCAGTAACCTTAAAAAGTCCTTTTCATTTTTGTCCTCGTTTAAGAATTGTTTAAATTGTGGTACTAACATTTATTATTCGGCACTCGCTTTTGTTTCTTCAGGTTTTTTACCAATATTATATTTGGCAGATAAATTCCATTCTTTCTTTTCTTTAAATGGTAATACTTTAATCTGACTTAAAGGTGCTTTGTTTTCAGCAGCCTGTGGGTTTACTATTTCAATTAAAGACCAATCTGATAATAAAACTGCAATTGTATTTCTTCTTTGAATATCATTCTCTACTAATGTTGCTTTCTTACCATCTAAAGCAAATAATTCTTTAAAGTGTACAATATAGTATTTGCCTTGTTTGTGTAAAATGTGACATGATTGGTAAAGTATTTTATCTTTTCTACTTGCAACACCAATTCTGGTTAAGGTCTCTCGTATTTTTAAAAAGTCGTCTGGCTGTTTGATAGTAACCTCTAGCATATCACCAACTGACCATGAAATTTCTTCACTCATTTTCGTTTTCTCCCGCCTTTAGAAAGGCTTATTTTTATATCTTCAAGTTGTTTATCCGTAAGTATGCTGAGAGCCTCTTTAGCTTTCTCATTACTATATCCATAATACTCTTTTACATACTCTATATTTTTCAATTTGGCTTGTGATAACCACTTGCCACCAAATCGCTTTGCTTTTCTAATACTATTTATATAGAAATGAAACTGTAGCTTCTTGTCCAAGAAATGAAAACCATTCATTTCATTAGCCTGAGCTATGGTATCATAGTGCATAGATAAACACTTGTTTATTATAAAGGGAGGGTATTTCTTTTCCCATGTTAGGTCCTCGGTATCTAACAAAGGTTTTTTCTCAAAGTTAATTGCATTGAGATAATCTTTTAATTCATACATAATATAACCTTATTGGAGCGGGTGACAGGATTCGCACCTGCGACCTATTCGTTGGCAACGAATTGCTCTACTACTGAGCTACACCCGCTTATCATTATTTAAATTTACAACTGGCCATAATTTCAGTTAAACAAGCGACCATATTAATCTCATGGTCTGCAACAAAAGCTGCCTTGTACTGATAACCAGCAATAATTAAAATTGCTTGTGGTACCGATTTACTATCAAGTGAATCATACATACTATCATAGATACCTCTAAAAAGAGAAGCTGGTTCTTTATCAATATTCTGAACCACCCACTTTCTCATATCATTAAACTTTTTATCTTTTAATGTTTTACAAAGTTCTTTAGTATTTGCCTCTGATAGACTAAACAATATTCCACTATCAATTTTACCTCTTACAGAATATCTTTGAAGTTCGTTTATAGTTCTACGAAAATCAGGATAATATTTCTGTATTAATTCTGCTAAAACCTTTTTATCAAATTCAATGTTTTCATCTGTCAATAGATTAGACATTCTTTCCATAAAAGCTTTGGCAGTTTTTACCTTTTGACCATTCTTAATAGAAAAATCAATGACAGTACACCTACTATGTAGAGCAGGTATAATCTTGTTCTTATAATTACAGGTAAATATGAAACGACAATTGTTATAAAAGGTTTCAATAAAATTACGCAAGGCAGGTTGAACACTATCAGCGTTCATATAATCTGCTTCGTCTATAATTACAACTTTATGATTGGCGTCTTCGGTAAGTGATACAGTAGAAGCAAAGTTTTTAATCTTATGCCTCAATGTATCTATTTGTCGGCCTTCATCTGAACCATTGATGATGATATAATCAGCACCAAGTTCTTCACACAAGGCTCTTGCTACTGTTGTTTTACCAGTACCAGCAGTACCAGATAACAGTAGATTAGGTATTTCTTTTTGTTTTAGAAACTGGCTAAAAGTTTCTTTTATATCCTTTGAAATGATACAATCTTCGATTGTTTTTGGCCGATACTTTTCGACCCACAAATAGTCTGACATAATATAAACTCCACTTTATTCATTATCTTTAGGCTTCATTATTTCATAAGTGATATCATAACCACCTTTTCTATCAGAGAAATAATCTTCTTCTCTATCATAGTCATGTTCGCCTAAAAAATCCATTAACTTATCATCTTCCTCATCAGTTGGTTTTTCACCTATTGGTTCAGGACCACCCCAATCAGGACCAAGGTGTGAAATAATCTCTTTAAATCTATCTACAGAACCAAATGTTTCAGCAGCTGCTTCTTCATCTATTTCGTAGGTAAAATGACTATGTACACTATGATACTCTATCTTTTTTAGTTTTATATTTGCCATTAAAACTCACTATCTGGTTCTAATGCAATCCAATATTGGACTTTTTTGTTACGATTTACAAAATGACTAATTTTTTGTGATGAAATACTTACATCATAATCATCTGAAATCATTTTAAAGTTTTCTACTTTGAAGTAGGCTTTAAATGTTTTATCAGTTTCACCAACATCAATAGAATATTCATTTGATGATTTATTCTTTTTGTCTGTGGCAACCATATGTATCTTACTACCATTACCAATAACTGCAACATCAATTAAATTAAGTGTTGTAGCTGCTTTCATAAGTTTTGCAAAGTTTTCCTTTTTAAAGGTAAACGATACAAAGTTATCAGGCATTGTAATTGATTTCGTAGGTGATACGATAACTGATTTGTCTGCAAAGAAATATTTAATATTCTGTTTAGACTTTTCTTCGTTGATGGTTACATTGGCACCACCATTAAAGTTTAGAGTTGGACTATCAAACAAGTCAATAGACCTCAAAAATTCAGGCAAGTCATAGATAGCAAACTCACTACCAAACTCCTCTGAAATCTCAGCTTCTGCCAAGATGTTCTTCATTGTCGAAATTGTTTGTACTGTCTTACCAGGTTTAACCAAAATGTTTTGATTAATCGCTGAAAAGTTTTTCAGTACATCAATTGTATCTGTTGAAAGATTCATTATATATTCTCCTATTATTAGTTTGTCAAGTATTTCAACATACTTTCAGGTGATGATTCACCATATGGGTCACTAGTCAAATTATCACTCTTTCCAGGTTCTTCAAACAAAGCTTCAATCACTCCGTTGTTTACAACCATAGAATATCTCCAAGACCTTTGACCAAATCCTTTGTCATCTTTACTGACAAGCATTCCCATGTATCTTGTAAATGTTCCTGAGCCATCTGGAATCATTTTGATATTTACAATATGTTCCTTTTCTGCCCAAGCATTCATAACGAAAGCGTCATTAACTGATAAACAATATACTTCGTCAATGCCTCTTTCTTTGAATTCATTATATTTTTCTTCATAACCTGGTAATTGTTTACTCGAACAAGTCGGAGTAAATGCTCCAGGCAATGCAAAGACAACTACTCTTTTACCACTAAAGTAATCTGAGCTTGTCTTCTCTACCCATTCGCCAACTTCTCTTGTCTGAAATTTTGCGTTAGGTACTTTCAATTTATTCATTAATATATCCTTTAATAATTGGAGCGGAAAGCCTGTACTGCCCAAACTTCTCCTGGTTGGAAACCAAGTGTTTTACTTTTAAACTATTTCCGCATTTGTTATTCATGTTACACATTATATAGTAAGTGGCCAAAAAAGGCAAGCCTAATTTGGCCACTCATTTATTTTTTATTCCTCATCTTCCAACATAGCAATATCATCATCACTCAAACCAGACAATTTCTTTGATTGTCCGTTCTTTTTCAACACCTTTTTAAGTATTGCAAAGGTAACTGATTCAAGTGGTTTATTTGATACTCTACTCTCTGTTAATGATTTTTGAGAATTGTTTTCTGCATATTTAGCTAATGCTCTATCAAGTTCTCCCTCTGTTGTTTCGGGGTCATTTTCTCTGATAATACTTCTAACATTTGCTAATGCACAAACCAAATATGAACCTACTGAACCATTAGTAGGCCATGCTGATTGAATTGATAACGCCGAATCAATAAAGTCATCATCTTTAATTGTCTTAACAACTTTTTCATTATCAATAACTTCATGGTAACCTAATGATTTTTCAACAAAGGCAAAGCCGCCCATGTTTTTTCCACCAGGTTTTAAGCCACATATGTTAATGTTTGCTCTATGCAATACATCACCCATTTTGATTGCTTCTGATTCACCTTTGGCGTATCTAGCAAAAAATATTTCATTAGCACCCATAACCTCATTTTTTGAGTTTCGGGCTAAAAATAATTCTGCCTCGTATTGTCTAGCTTTTGTATTATTGATTTTAGGGTCGTGTGTATAGATAGATACTGCAATGTTTTTCATGTCACAGATTAAAGCCATAATAGCTCTTCTAAATCCATCCCACACATAAAGCCTGCCGTTTGGTCGTCTAGCGACATCAATATGACCTGCCTTTTCTTTTGAAAACCCTTTATTTCTTTTAAGGTTTTTAAGTAAGTTATCTAGTTTTAATTTTCTTTGATATGTTAAATCGACATATAAGTCTTCTAATTTTACAGTTGATGAATTCTTATCGTAAAATGCACCAATAAAACTATCTAAAGTTTCATCTGTAAAAGTATCACACTTTTTTACTATTGCTACTATGTCTATTAATTTGTGGTCACCTAAAGGTAAATCTTTTAGTGCCGTTCGGACTTTATCGAAAGTCATTTTGCCTGTATTGGCCATGTTATATTCTCCTTAATTAATTTAAGTATGTTAGTTTTAGAAACTTAATGTTTCCATATTATTATTTATACTCCATTATATATTAAAATGGAGGGAAGTCAAGCCTCCCTCCACTTTTCAATTTAGCAGAGCCACCAAATAAACGGTGGTTGCAAAACAAAAACTATTTAATACTAATAGTTCTTGCTTTCTTGTGGTCTGGTACGATTTTCTCTAAGGACACTTTTAATAAACCGTCTTTAAGTTCGGCACCTTTGACCTCGACATCATCTGCTATTGTAAAGTGTTTAACGAAGTTTCTTTTAGCAATGCCTTTGTGTAATACGCCGTCATTGTCTTCCACTTCTTTAGTGTCTTTATCTTTAACAGATTCAATTTTTAGGATATTATCCTCATAATTTACTGTAATGTCTTTTTTACCGTAACCAGCTAACGCAACTTCAATATCATATGTTAAAGAACCTGTCTTTACGATATTGTAAGGTGGATAGTTATTAGCCGTTAAGTGTGGTATATGATTATGGATATTGTCCAAGTGTTCGAACATATCATCAAAACCTATTGTAAACGGTTTTAGTCCAGTAAAAATTGAATGAATTGCTTTGTGATTTGTCATTTTAATCTCCTTTGTTAAGCAAGTTTAATTAAGATACCTCTATTGAGCGTATCATAGTTATTTATATAAGTATTATTTCTCATATTTCAAGTGGTAGTTTTTCTTTTTTGAGTTTAAAACTACCAAAACATTAACTCGCAGCTTTAGTTTGTTTGTTTTAAGTGGTGCGAAACTAAGCGCAAATGCTGAAACAATCCACTATCTAGGTTAACGCTAGCGCCCCCAAATTCTGTTATTGGTAGAGGTAGGCCTCACCCTCTTTTACCCTAACTTGTCTTACCAAGCCTATCACTAGTCATGTGCTACGAAGGCCAATGGACCAATAAAGAGTAGTCTAACCGTGGACTACCGTGTGTGTATTAAGGCACAACCCTTAAAGTGATGGTTTTTGTTAAAGAAGAACCATCAAACTCCTGCGACCCCGACATAAAATTGTCGGTCTTCCCTACGCTACTGGTCTTACGAACCGCCAGCATAATATATATAACACTTCATAGCATAGGAATCTCTAAAAACTATCTATTTTGTTCTAGCTTTTTTTGTTTCTTTTTCCAATTCTTTATAGCCTCTTTTTTCTTTTCTTGTTTAATCTCGGAAGGTTTTTTGTAGAATTGTCTATCTCGGATTTCTTTAACTAAGCCTTCTTTCATTACTTTTCTTTTTAGTACACGCAAGGCTTGTTCCAAATTTCCGTTTCTAACAGTTACTTCAATACTCATATTTTACCTCCTCCCTTGATAGTGTAAAAAGGTGGAGGGCACTACCCCTCCACCAAGGACTTACACTATGATTGATAGATTTAGATGGCGCTATCGTCATCTGACTCACTATCATTGTCATCCATTTGTGAACTCATATCCGCTTGTCTAGCTTCTTCGCTAATCTGCTCAGCAGTAGCGCCAGCGTCAACCTTTGTATATAATTCAATAAATGAATTCTTTGTGTCATCATCAAATCTGTTAGTACAGACTTCAACCGCTTTCATCTTTTTACCAAAGATAGCATACGCTTGAATGATGTGGACCAATCTTCTAGTTGATATAATCTCATCAACACCACCATCAAAGTAGGTTTTTCTGATTACATCAGCCCATGTTACTAACTTCTTACAGAAATCTTTATCAGATTTACCAGAAGCTTTAAGTGTAGAATTTAAAATCTTTTCTTCTACAGCAGGTTTAGGGTAACTTTGTTCGAAAGTAATTGGAAATCTTTCCAAGAACGCTTCGTTAAGTACATTAGTACCGATAAACTTACCGTCATCACTACCTTGACCTTTTGTATTGGCAGTAGCAA